TTTTTAGATTATGCGGGAGGACGTAAACCCCAAAAATGTTTATCCATCGGTTGATTTGGATCATATCCACTATCTCTTAATATTTGTTCTTGAGAACGAACTATTTTCTCAGGAACCGCATAAAACATTGGACTTACACGTGGTGCTTCTGTTGGTGGTGCGGTATATGTTAATGTTCTATATGGGATACCTTCACTTAATTTAATACTGTGAACCACATCTTGATTGTTATCACCTTCAACTTTAATATGAACATGTGGGGGAACATATAATGAACCTAATCCAACATAATAGGCGGATGGTTCTTTTAAATAAAATTGAAATTGAAAATTTTGTGCTTGAACAGTTCCACTATTAGGGGTTCTATCAAAAGCTTGATCAGGATTAGCATATGGTAATCCACTACCAGTAAAACTAGTTCCTCTTGTTGGTGGATTAGGTGCCCAATAAATAATTTTAGCGTTTGGATTTCCATTTTTAACAGTTCCTTTTACAAGAAGATTACCATTTCCCTGATTTAATATAGAACCTTGAAAATTTAATTTATCAAAATACAATTCTCTCCAATTATAAGACATATCTTTTAATCATTAAAAAGAAAAAAACTTTTACTATTTTAGATTATAGATTATCTAAAAATTGATTTATATTAATAATATATTTAAATTCTACTTCCCCCTTCATCTTGTGATTCTTTCACAAATGGATGATTTTGAAAAGCCTGCTTTTGAAACGGATGATTTTGAAAATCTAATACCCGAATTGGAACTAGTGTTGAGTGGTGAAATGCCCACATTACCAGATTCGAGTTATTTTGATGAAATGCCCCAATTGCCAGATTTGGGAAATTTGGGAGAAGAAGAATTTAATCAACCAATTCGAAGAAGAAAAGTGCGACAACCACATAAAATAAAAACATTATCAGAAGAAGAAAAAACATTATTGGAAATGTTAAAGGCGATGGTATTTACAATCATTGAAGACATGAAAACAAATCCACAAAATGCTCCTTTGGTGAGAAGGATTGAATTTACTTTTAAACAAATTATTTGTTCTAATAAAACATTTACGCATTGGTTCAATCGAAGATTACGTCATTATGGTTTGAATAGTTCAAAGGAACGTGTAAATGAAAAGAAAGTTTCAATTCAATTTCTCAATGATTTACATCAATATATTGAACTTCGAATTAAAAACAATAATTAAAATGGATATATTAGGTTAATATATATTTATAAAATTGATTTTTATTAATAATATATTTTTATTTTATTTTTCCTATGAAACGGATGATTCACATTTAAAAATGTATCATCCTTTATTACCAGATTTGGAACCTCAATTACCAGATTTGGATGTTTTATCTCTAGAATTGGATCTTGATTCAACAAGAATGGAACTTCCATTACCAGATTTGGAACTTCCATTACCAGTTTTGGAACTTCAAATACCAGATTTGGAACTTCAATTACCAGATTTGGAACTTCCATTACCAGTTTTGGAACTTCAAATACCAGATTTGGATGTTTTATCTCTAGAATTGGAACTTTATTTAACAGGAATGGTTCTTCCATTACCAATTTTGGAATCTCAATTACCAGAATTGGATGTTTCATCACTAAATTTTAATTTTCCATTACCAGTTTTACAGGATTTAACACATGTACAACACAAATGTATATGTAAGTTTTGTTCAAGGGAAATTCCAGTAGAAAAGAGTTTGGATCAAGTAGACAAGAGTTTGGATCCATTACAAGAAGTATATAATTTTATTAACAAAATAATTGTTGATGGTAAATATCCGAATATATCTGAGATTACCAAGCAATATAATACATATCTAAGTGATCCAAAATATGAAACTCACAAACGACAATTTCGAAGGCTTCATAGGGAATTTAAACTTCAAAACAATGAATCAATTCCCAATCAAAAATTTTTATCTGATATTCGTACGTATCTTTATCAAAAAATCCGACATGGATAATTATTTTTTTTGTCTATTTTTAATTAATGTATATATATAAAATTGATTTAGATTTAATATATAATTAAATATAACTAATCTGTAGAATCTATACAATTTTGATTATGTATAACTCTCCTGATTTGTCGTATTCTAGCAATGTACAACAAGAATTGGATTTGACATTGGAACAACTATTTAACACTTCTACCGAAATCGGGTGGTTTACCAAACCAGACTTTCGAATCATCACAGCATTTGGAACAATGTAATCACAGAACTGTTCAAGTTTCAAAGGTGATTTGTGGGAGTTTTTCTGGTTCTCAATCATCAAACCGTAGGCGTATTCGTATTCTAAATCTAGACCCAATGCCTGAAGAAGATAGAGCAAATTGGAAGCGATTGTTAGATTTAATTGAATCTGAAAAGAATAAGATTGAACTTGGAATGGTTCCTATTTTTTCGGAAATTAGGAAGATGTTTAACAAGTTAACAACTGGTTCTGGTAGTGAAACTGCCCAACGATGGCTAAGAAAGCTTCGTAAACATCCTCAATATAAGTATGAAAATTCATCTTGTGTATCAAATGATTTCCTAAATGACATTAGTATGTATATTGATATTAGGATTTCAGTATAAAAATAAAAAATCAATTAAATAATTAAATTAAAATACGATTAATACATAACAGATGGATCACCACCGTCTTTAATCATCATACCACCACTTGGGATTGCGTTGCGTTGAATTGTATTGTATGTTTTTTTATCTAATGGATAATAATTACCTGCTAATTCTGGTGGAACACATACATCTTTGTTGGATTGTGGCCATGTTGAAGGAAGATTTTTACAATCATCATTTTGATTTGAATATACACGACCAGTTCCAATACCATTAGGATCACCAGAAATTAAACGGCAACTTCCAGCATTACATACAAATTTATTAACTTCGGGAACCATTGTTCCAACATTAAAAGGGGAACCACAACCACCACAACAATTTTTTTGACATGCGTGTTGTCTATTTAAATCCATTAATTTTTCGGCATTTTGAGTTAAAAAATTTCTCCATTGTAAATTATTATTAACACCATTATCAGCACGAATTAAATCATTTACATAACATTCTGGTCTATAATCAGTAAAATGACGACCATCGGACATTCTAGGGGGACAATCAAAATGTTTGTTATCAGTTGTTCGATTACAATTCATTATTTAAGTTTAATATTAGAAATTATTTTTAAATTTTTATTTCTTTAACATATAATTATTTTTATGTTGAATATGATAATCCATTTTGCCCACTTAGAATTCGAAATATATTATAACATCTAGCGAATACCATTATTTTATTATGTGCTATACACGCGTTTGTATGTTGATATAATGGAATATCAAGCAATGTATATTTAGCAATAATATGTAATAATTCATTTGGAATATTTACCATTAGATGCGATAGATAATTATTAACATATGCTTTGATATCACTTATAGATGGATGTTTATTACAAAATTCCAATTCATCAAGATAATAATATCCACATTCTTCAAAATTACAATAACACTTAGATGTATCATAATTATCTCGATGGATACATTTTTTAATTTTATGATTATCTTTTCGTAAATATTGGTTTACATTTTCCCGATAAACAAAATATATCACATCCTTATATGAATAACTTGATTCTTCATCATCATCATCTTCATCATCATCTTCATCATCATATTCACAATAATAAAACTCTTTGTCTTTATGAATGTATCCAAATTCTGGTTCTATAATATTGTTTGGATCACAAACTTCACGAACTAATTTTGAAACTTTAATTGAATTCACATCTTGTATTTCATACAATAAATCATCTAAATAAATTTTATCAATTGTTCTTGATTCTATATAACCAATTAAATTTTGATTATCATAATTTAGGTTTCTAGAGGAATATTTTTTATAACAATCTTCACAAAAAAACAATGAATCGATATTTACTGTATGTTTAATTTTTTTGTTTCGTTTAATTGTTTTTGTTAATCCATCAATAATAACATCAGATTTATTATTATTAATTGTTATTTTATTGGTTGCTTTATTTTTACATATTTGATATGGATAAATTCGTTTACTATCTAATTTTATTATACCTTGACATTGTTCATCTGTAAAACTACTCATTTTTATATTGTATTTTTATATTGTATTTTTATATTCTAAATAAGTTAAATTGAATTATATGGTGATTCTTCATCATGTCCAGATGTGATAGTTTTGTAAAAATTATATAATAAGAACAATAATGTAAATACAAGTAAAATTATTGTTGTTATATATAACATGCGATGACCAACACGACCAATATTAATAGAATCATCTAATGGAACTATAAATATGTTATTAATTGTATTATTAATATCTACAACTGATTGTTCAGCTGGTATCATATAAGATAATATGCCTTCAAATCTATCTAGATATGATGAATTTGGAGAAAGTTTGGGTAATTCAGGGTTAAATGATGATGGATTTGTAGTAGGTGTTGGTGTGTTGGGAACTGTTGGAGGGAATATATTTTTCTTTGTATCAACATAATCTTTTAAAGTGAATAATTGATTTGAATTATCTACAGATTTAAATGCTAAAAATACAGTTGGATTACTAAAAACTTTATTATATAATTGTTTGAATTCGTCTCTTTGTAATTGAAAATAATTAAAGAATTCATCTGGTTTTGCTAAAGTATTTTTCAAAATTGTATCTGATGTAATTCCATAATGATTATTAATTATTATATTTTTATTTAATATTATTGCGTTCTGATTAGCTTTGTTAGCATCATTTAAAGAACTAGCAACACTAGCTAAACTTAAACATATAACACAAATTAAAACTATTGATAATATTAATTTTATAATTTCCATATTAATATGATATTATTTTATTATTTTATTAATTAGATAAAAAAATCTAACAATAACAAAACTAATTAATAAAATGATAAAATAATAATATAATAATAAAAATAAATGATAGATATATATAATTATTTAAAATATTGGACAATAATTGTTGGTATTATTTTAATTTATTCAATTATAAAATTATATAAAATGTATTATGAAACATTTGATAATCAAATTGAAGAAAGACATAAAAATGTAAAATCAGATTTAATGGCTTTATTGAATGTTTCAAATGAACGTATTCAAAATATAAATGTTATTGAAAATGAAAATAATTTACAGATTGAATTTGAAATTTTACCACGTAAAATAGGACAAGAACAACAACCATTATTAAAAGAAATTAAAGAAAATGTAGCACTTAAAATAAGTAAATTAGATTTTCCAATGATTAGAATTGATGATAATAATCCAAATATTCAAAAACCATTTGCTAGATTTGATTTTCAAGAAATATCATTATCAAACCAAGAAAATAAAATAAAATCTGATGAAAATAAAAATCATAATCAATTTATAAATCCAAGTTATTCTAGTCAAAAAAAATATTTAACATTTCTAGAAAATGGATTCCATCATGATCCAGAAATAGATAGAACATATAAATTTGATGAACATGCTAATATTTATCTAGAACCACTCCCAACATTTACAGTTTCAAATGACTAAAAAATAGTAGTCAATATATTTATACATCTACGACAAAACACATAAAATCCATTTTTCATTAAATTTAATCTGTTTTTAATTCTATCCCATAATGTTAATCGATTTGTTGTTCCTTGTTCGTTTTTAGGATTCTTAAGCTTCAATTCTAATCCATTATCATTATGTTCTTCTAATTGTTGTTTTTCTTCTTCTTCTTCTTGTTTTTCTTCTTCTTCTTCTTGTTTTTCTTCTTCTTCTTCTTGTTTTTCTTCTTCTTGTTCGAATTGTTTTTCTTCTTCTTGTTCGAATTGTTTTTCTTCTTGTTCGAATTGTTTTTCTTCTTCTTGTTCGAATTGTTTTTCTTCTTGGTCGAATTGTTTTTCTTCTTGGTCGAATTGTTTTTCTTGACTTAATAAATGTTGTTCTTGTTCTAATTCATTTAAGAAATTTGTAATATGTTGATTAATTTCTGGTGATGGGGAAGACAAACCATTTTTAATATTTTCCAATTCATTTTGAAATTTAGATAATATTTTGGTATAATATTTAAGAATTGAATTAAGAAGAATTATGTCATCTTTATAACGATAATATATGTAATATTTGGACATTCGTTCTAGACCATCGAGTGATTTTTTGAGAAATGTCAAAATATAATTTCGATATTCGTAATCTAAAAAATCATTTAATGAATTGGAACTTTGGCTTAAATTAAATTTTGGTAAATTTAGTAATATAAGATAATGATTAAAAGATATTTTGTATATATCTATAATTTTTGATAATGGATAATCATTTTGAAACTTTTGAAAATAGCTTTTGTTAATTAGAATAGTGTTATTTTCTAGATAAACAGTTTCAAATTCTTTGATAAAGGCGATTGTTTTTAAATTTTTTTGATGTAGGCTCATAATTTAACTTTGTTAGACTTATTATAATTTATTAAAGATAATTTATTAAAGATAATTACAATCAATTTTTTTTATATAATTTATTTTTATAATGTTAAAAAGTAAATATTTAAAAAAATTATAAATAGATTATAGTTCTAAAATAATTATGTGATTTTACTTTATTGTCTAAACAAATAAATGAAATAAATTGATATTATTATAATTACAATTTAATTCTAGAATTTCATTTGGAAGGTTTGGTATTTTGGTTAAATTAGCGTATTCACATTATTGATAATCTCTTTTTCTATTATCAGTGTATACAACAGAAACCATATTCAAAAATAATAATAAACACAACATAGTTTATAATGAATCAATTTTATCTAGAACAATCTAATGATAAAACAGTGTAAAAATCGTTATTTAATTGTTATTAAATTTTTGTGGTTCTCCTAATGTATATGATGGACTTACTTTATTTAAGTTTGAAGGATAAAAAGCACATTCAAACCAAGGTCTTTGACATTTCCAATCAAGAGGTCGATTATTTAGGGTGGGATATGTTTGTTTTGTAAAATTAGTGTATGTTAAAATACCATCATTTTCGATATCAATATTATGTGGTTGAACTGGATTAGGATTATAATAAAATCGTTTTCGATATTCATTTGGTTTTAAATTATATTCTAAATTATCATTCCAATTACTTGGTAATGTTGTGTGTCTATTATATATATAACCACCTTCTAAATTATTAACTAATTTAAAATTTTCGATATTTGGTATTAGACTAGATGTGTTATTAATTATTTTTTTAATTTCATAGATTCCAATTAAAAACAATACAAATAATAAAAAATAAATCATCTTTTAAATAAAATCGTAGATAAAAATAAAGTAGATTATTTTCAAATATTATTATTCTTATTATTTATTAAATGGATATTAAAAAACAATGGTCTTATTTAAATTATACAAAGTGGAAAACTAATTTTCCAGAATGTGATCCAAATAACAATCCAAATCAATCACCAATTAATATTAATCGTAATGATATTAATTTAGATTGTGGTCTTAGATGTCAATTACAGATTAAATATCAATCAAGTAAATGTTATTTAGTAAATCAAAATAATACGATTACGATTAGATATGAACCGGGTTCATTCATAATGTTTCAAAATACATGGTATGAATTAATTAAAGCTGAAATCCATTTACCAAGTGCTCATACAGTTGATAATAATCATTTTGATATGGAAATTGATTTATATCATTGTTTAGATAAAACTTGTTCAGAGGGTATTGTATTAGCTATATGTTTAAATGCTGGTAGTGAATATGGAAATAGTGCGAATTTCTTTTCTCAATTTGTTAATCAAGCCCCAGTTGAAAACACAAGTGTTGAACGTGAAGTTGAGGTATCACCAGAATGGAATTTAATTGATGTGTTTCCAGAGGATTTAACTTTTTATTTTTATGATGGGTCAGAAGCTCATCCTCCATGTTCTCAAGGGTGGAAATGGATTGTATTTGACCAACCAAGTAATATTGGAACAACGATATATAAAACATTGAAATATAATATTATAGAAAAGAGAGGTGAAAATATTAGACCAATACAACCTCTAAAGACGCGGGAAATAACAAAAGTATTAGGAAAATATGTTAAAATACTTAGAACAACATCTTATAAAAAATTACTAGCTAAAAAGAAAGAAGAGGAAGCATTAACACAAGAACAAATAGAAACACATGAAAAAATGATGAAAGAACGTAATTCACAATCATTAGGTAATAATATTCGAACTTCAATGTGGAAAAACTGGTATGAAAAGAATAAAAAAAGAATAAAAGGTGTATTTATTTTTATTGTAGTTATATCATATTTTATATTAGCTGTTCAAATAACTAGATTTATTATAAGAAATGATTTAGTTAATAGGGCTTTTGGTGTAGGTAATAATCCAGAAACAAAAACAAACAATAATTTACCAATTAATAATTTATCAAACAGTAATTTACCAAAAACTTTTTAAAATTATGATATAACATTGAAAAAAATGTATTCTAGATATCTAAAATTAATTTAATAATATTTTTATAATTTAATTTAATGATATTTCGTTTAATGGTATTTCATGAAAATGATATTTCGTTTAATGATATTTCATGAAAATGATTTTATTTAATGGTATTTCGTTTAATGTTATTTCGTGGGAGGCAACTAGGGAATTATCCCCACAAAATACCATTTATTAAAAAACACTTATTAATTACATAATTCTAAAAAAACTAAAAATTATAAAAAACTAAAAAACATAAAATTTATATCTAGAATACAATTTCAAAAAAATATTATTACAAAATTATTCTAGACACATAACAATTCTAGATATATAACAATTCTAGAAAACTAAAATATAAAAAACATTTATTGAAAACATAAAATTTATATCTAGAATACAGTACCAAAAAATATCATAACAAAATTATTTTAAATATTAATTGGAATTTCAAAGGACATATTTTCATTCAATTGTATTTAGCAGTATTTTGTGGTGATGATTTTATTTAATGATATTTCATGAAAATGATTTTATTTAATGATATTTCGTTTAATGGTATTTCGTGAAAATGATTTTATTTAATGGTATTTCGTTTAATGGTATTTCGTGAAAATGATTTTATTTAATGGTATTTCGTTTAATGGTATTTCGTGAAAATGATTTTATTTAATGGTATTTCGTGGGAGTAATTCCCTAGTTGCCTCCGGCACTAAAATCCCACCCACCCCCGACCAATGGGAATAAAAAATATTGAATGTACATTATAAACACCTGTAATTTTGATTACTATTACCTAAAGAAGATTAAATATAATTATAAATGAAGTATTGTAATAAAAATATTAAATAAATCACATACCCAATAGATTACTTTACAATTCTTTAGGTAATAGTAATCAAATTTATATTTATTTATAATGACATTTGAATAATTTTTATTCCCTTCGGTCGGGTGGGATTCATAGTGTAATTATTTTTTGCCGATACTTTTTTTTAAAAAGTATGGAGGCAACTAGGGAATTATCCCCACAAAATACCATTTATTAAAAATCATTTATTAATTACATAATTCTAAAAAAACTAAAAATTATAAAAAACTAAAAAACTAAAATTTATATCTAGAACACAATTTCAAAAAAATATTATAACAAAATAATTCTAGACATATAACAATTCTAGACATATAACAATTCTAGACATATAACAATTCTAGACATATAACAATTCTAGACATATAACAATTCTAAAAAATATAAAAAAATATAAAAATTTACATCTAGAAATACTTTTTATAATAAATTTATTAACAAAATAAATGTCTAAAAAGTATAATAATAGTTATTGAATAAATGTATGACATAGTAGTTGTTGGTGGTGGTATTGGTGGTATATATATTATATATAAATTATTAAAAGAGAAAATAGGTAATAATAAATCGATATTATTATTGGAAAAAGAGGATAGGTTAGGAGGTAGGATAAAAACAATAACACGTGATAATTTAAATTTTGAATCTGGTGCGGGAAGACTTGGAAAACATCATATTGAATTAAATAAATTAATAACTGAATTACAATTAGATGATAAATTAATACCTATTACAAATTTGAAATCAAATTATGATTTAGATAACATAATTAAATATTTAGAAAATGTAAATTTGAAAGAATTAGAGAAAACAACAATTATTGGGTATTTGAAGAAAACAAAACAAAATGACTTGATTGAAAAATTATATCAATCTTTTCCATATTATAGTGAAACACATGTGTTAAATGGATTATATGGATTGAAAGCTTTAAAAGATGATTTTAATAATGATAAAAAATATTATGTTTTGAATGGTGGTCTAGAACAAATAATTGTCAAAATGATTAGTCAAATTAAAAAAATGGCTAAAAAAAATCATATTATTCTAGATATTAAATTAAATCATCAAGTCGAAAAAATAAATAATAATAATATTATTCTTTCATCTGGAAAAATTATAAATGTTAAAAATAAAATAATCCTTAATTTACCTTCAAAATCACTTATTAAATTATTTCCATCAAATAAATATCTGAAAAGTGTCATTGGAGAACCACTTTATCGGATATATGCTAAATATAATCCAAATGATATTCAAGATATTAAATTTTTATGGGATGATAAAATTTTATTACCATCACCATTACGATTTGTTATTCCTATTGATGTAAATTCTGGTTTAATTATGATTTCATATACTGATGGATTAGATACTAATTTTTGGATAGATAAATTAGTTGATAAAGGTAATGATGGAATTATTGAGATTATTAATAAATCATTGAAATTAAATTTTCCAAAACAATTAAAAAATATACCTTTACATAAATTACCTAAACCAGAATGGATTGAACATTGTTATTATGAAGTTGGAGCACATTATTGGAAACCCAATTTTAACAATAATTCACTTCAAAAAATCATTAAAAAAATTATTAATTTTAATCAAAATATTTTAATTGTTGGTGAAGCATATAGTAATCATCAAGCTTGGATTGAAGGTTCATTAGAAACAGCAAATATCGCATTAGATACTATAAAAAATAATAGTAATCTAGAACCTAATAATAATATTCAGAATGGTGGAAATAATCAAAATAATCAAACTAAAAATACTAATAGAAAAAATACAATTAATGAAAAATATAAATTAAATGAAGTTGCCAAACATAATTCACGTTCTGATGCGTGGATTATAATTGATAATAATGTTTATGATATCACTAATTGGATTGATAAACACCCCGGTGGAAATATAATAATGCGTGGTGTTGGTAAAAATGCTACAGAATTATTTATAACATTTGGACATTCTGAAAAAGCAAGGCAAATTTTACATCAATATTTTATAGGAACATTAGATAACTAATTTATTTATTTTACCATCATCATAAACATCATTAAAACAAATAATAATAATAAATAAAATACACCTATCATTAAGAATGCTACTTGAATGTAATTATATATAACCATAAAATTATATAGATTATTATGTTTTTTTACAGCACATTCACAATTAGTTTTTGCTAAATATTGTCCATATGTAAACATTGAATAAATATTTATAAATGAAACTATTAGGGATAACATTTGAAACAATGAACGTGATTCTTTGTCTGGAATAAATCGACTCAATATAGCTAAAACAATTAATGTTATTGTTAAATATTTAATATACTCTCTTTGCCATACATTTGAACATACACATTTCTCTTTTTCAAGTAATGATACATAGTAATATAAAACACAATTGATTACAATTATGAATATTAAACTCAAATCTTGATAATCATTCATATTATCAACAGATGATAGATTATTTTTACCTCTAGAACTACTTCTTTTTGATGACATTATTATTATTATTATTGTTGTAGAAAATAATTATTTTTTGAGTGTTTTTTTAATATTTTTCGAGTGAGTCATTTTCTTTGATTTTGTTTTTTTCTTATTTGTTGTTTTCATATTTGTTGTTTTCATATTTGTTGTTTTCATATTTGTTGTTTTCATATTTGTTGTTTTCATATTTGTGGATTTCTGTTTATCTTTATGTTGTTTATAGAAGCCGGGTAACATTTTACCATTTTTATCAATGATTTCACCTACTGGTTTTGGACGACCTACTTTTTTAATATTTTCATCATAGATGTATTTCTTTTGACCGGGTGCGGGATTTACTTCATAATAATATGTTTTACCATCTTTAGCATTTTTAAATCCAGCATATTTAATATTAACATCATGTTCCTGATGTTCTTCAACAATATCAACTGTATCCATAATTCCGGGGGCATATAAATAATCATCACGATTTTTACTATCATAATCCAAACATGTAAATGGATTATCATTACTGAAATTATCCCCAGCTAAAAGATTACAATCAAATGAACTTTCCTTAATCAATTTAAGAAATTCATTAATTACTCTTTTTTTACGTTCAGAAATAATAAATAAAGATTCATCTGATGTTATTATTTGTCCTTTTTTGTTAAGACCATCACTAAATCTAGCAATATCAGAACGTAAATTTGTTCCAGTCATTGAACGAATTTGTTGTGGTGTATATGAAGCCATATAAATATAAACTTCAACATTTCTATCTTCAGGGGGTAATCTTAAATGAGAACCAGTACGGACAGCACGACCAATAACTTGATCAATTAAAACGGGTTGCCAATATGGTTCCATAACATGAACTTGACGAACATTAAATAAAGAAATACCTTCAGCACCAGTTTTAGTTGTTAAAAATACTTTAGCAATTTTACCACGTATATTTTGTTCATCACCATAGCGTTCTAATAATTGTTTTTTTAATTCAGAACAACTAGATGGAAGATTATTAAAATCACTATTAAATATTTTCTTAAGAATTTCACGTTCTTGTTTATCTTTAATATCACCCGCCCAAATAATGTATTTCATTTTATCATAATCAACAATATCCTCATCCAAATAATATTGACCACCTATTTTTTTCATCTTAAAAGGTGCGTATTTTTTAGTTGCTTCTAACGCTAAACAAAATGTATTCAATCCAATTAATGTTATGAATTGTGAATAAACAAAGACTGAACCAGATGATTTTTCAATGTTTTCAATCATTGCTTTATATTTTGGACTATGTTTTGCTAAAGAACCATTTTCTAAAGATAAATATTTATCTTTATGTTTATCTAATTCCGCAAGAAAAGTCATTTTAATTTGATGGTCAAAATCACTTATTTTCTTTAGATTTCCTTCTTCTAATCCCATATCTAATTCATCCATTTCATCATCAATTCCTTCTAATACTAAACTACTATCTTTATTATATGGACTACCTGTTTCTTCAGGAAATACAAATGTACAATACATTCTAGAAAAAATACGATAACTAGATTTTATTTTATCCATATCTCTAGTAGCATGTAATTTCATTTTTTTATTTTTTTCAATTTCTTTATTACGAACTTCTTGATATTGTGCGGATTGATATTCACTCATTGGAACAGATACAATTTCTTTTTTGATAATTTCAGGCATAAGAGATTTATCAACTGGATCGTAAAAACTTGATAACCCCATTATTCTTTTTTTAATAACATCTATTTTACGTAATTTATTTAATTCACGATTATAAAATAATCTATCAAAATCTTTAATATCTGGTGGTAATGCCGTATTAACATCAACATAAGAAATAACTTTATAACCTAATCCTTGAAGTTGTTTCTTAATAAGTTCAATAAATCGTTCATTATTAATATTTTTTCCATCAACATAGATAATACCATTACCATCTAAACTATTAACAAAATTATTTGGATTTTTGGTTACTTTAATTAATTTTTGATTTTTAAGAAAGACTAATTGGTCAATATACATATTCTTTTTCATTACATTACGAATCATTGACCAATTGATATCTTGATACATATCATTAACTATTCTAAAAACGAATGTTTCAATCGAACCACGTAAAATGTTAAATATTTTAGTTGATTCGAAAACATCATTAATTAATGGTGTCCCTGTTAAAAAAATTAATTTTGTATTTCTAGCATTCATTAATAATTCTTCAAATGCGGTTCCTGTTTTTGATTTATTCGCCATACTATTAATTAAATTATGAACTTCATCAAAAATAATAACTTTATCATCAAATGGAAATTTACCTAGTTTTGAAAGTAATCTAGTGTCATCTAAATGTTTAAATTTATATCGGTTTCTAATAATTTCTTCAATTTGATAATCCAATTTTTCTTGTTGATGTGAAGATAATAAATTATAATTCGAATCTGTTTTACCATAATCAATTAAGAATGCCCCTCCATTTTTTGTAATTACATTTTCTGGAATTCCATAATCTTTAGCTAATTCTTTTTCAACATCTGTCGAACATGTAGTCCAAACCCAATGATTATATGTTCTAAATGTATCAAAACCACATAATTTTAAATCATTGAAGAAATTACTTTCTAAACTAGCTTTTGAAAACATCCAAACCTCCTTTTTTTGTCGTAAAGATTCAGCAATTGCTATCGCTGCACAAGTTTTACCAACACCTAGACCATGGAATAATAATAATCCACGATATGGGGATTGATTCTGCATAAAATCTCTGACCAATTTTTGATGTGAAAAGAATTCAAATTTACTGCCTTTGATACCAATTTTATTTGGTTTTTTATTAACACTCGCATTATAAACTGAATATGTATTTAAAGACCAATTAAAAAATGTTTTACGATTGGGTAATTCCCAAACTTTAGGAACTAATCTTTTTTCTTCTTTTGGACGATAATCTCTTGCGGTTGTTTCATCCTTTATTTTGATAGTTTCAATACTTTTATTTTTTGATTTACTTGATCGAACCATTTAAAAAACTTTAACTTTATATTTTATAATATATTTTATTTAACGAAAATATAAAATTGATTTAAAAAATTGTTTATTTCAAAATATTGTCTTATACTTTTGAAATTAATAATAATGTTAACACAAATAATATCAATTCTAGAAACATTACGTATTAATTTACGATTTCCAGTTAAATTTATAATGTTTTTAAATACATTTATTCGAATATTTATGTATGAATATTTTGTCCCACTTCATGAATTTTATCAAAAAACTAATTTTGATGAAATACTTTTAATTATGACTTTCATTTATTGTCTTGATTCATTAATTCAACGAGAAAACAATCCTGTACGTTGGTATTGGCTTCATTTATTTGTTAATTTTATAGTTGTTTTATATACATTTGATGATATGATATCCGTTCTAAAAGACCCACTAAAATCAATTAAAATAATCGGTTCCACAACACCAATTAATTTAACTGTTGCTTTACATTATTATCATATGATTTTCTTCAATTATCTTCACACAATTGATTGGGTTCATCATATATTAATGATGTATGTTGGATACAATGTATATTTTAATCCAGAAGTTGGTTTAGTAAGTAATTATATTATATTCTTTATAAATGGATTCCCCGGTGGAATAGATTATATCATGTTAATCTTGAATAAATATAATTTTATTCATTCATTAACAGAGAAAAAATTTAATTCATATATTAATATTTTAATTCGGGGACCCGGAATCTTAATCGGAACTTATTGTCTTTATTTAGCTAGATATATTCAACCAGATTATAAACCAAATTTAGTTGATAGTTTATCAATTTTTGGTTTATTATTTTGGAATGCTCAATATTTTACATATCGTGTAATCTATAATTATAGTCAAAGAATTACAGAAATTAATATGATTAATTCTAGAGATAAAAATCTTAAACATGTTTTTACAAAAGAATTAGCTAAAATGGTTCGCTCAAAATCAATGGGTGATTTACAATTACATCATAACAATGAATCAAATAATAACAATGAATCAAATAATAACAATGAATCATATCATAACAATGAATCACATCATAACAATGAATTACATCATAACAATGAATTACATCATAACAATGAATCAAATAATAACAATGAATCAAATAATAAAAAAATTATTGATTGGAGTTATAATTTGCGAACATATTCTGATAATATTATATCAATTTTAACAAAAACAATACAAACAATACGACAAAATGATATTCAACGTATTGAAAAAGAAGAAAAAGAATCTAGAAGATTAGATTAAATGTTTTTATAAAACCGATAATTTAGTATGATCATTAATTAAATTAATGATTTTATTTATTAACCATAATTCTGATTCTTTTGTATTTACTTCTATATTGTTTATTAAATCACCACCACCCATATATGTTAACATTGTCAATGGTTTTCCATCAACACGACATATAATATTAGCATCGTTAATATTCATTCCATTTTTTACTAATAATTCAAATATATTATAATCATATTGATTACGAAATTGATATATATAATCTATTCCATGATATCTATACAAATACTCATCACGATAGAAATTAATTTTAGCCCCACTATTTATTAGAAGTTCAATTGTTTTAAATAACATATTTGTTCCTGTCTTTCTTGTTAAAGCAAACAATGGAGATTGATTTTTATATTTTAATTTTTTATTATGTGTTTTAATTATGAAATTTCCTGTTAAATCAATATTGACATTTGATTTAATTAATAATTTGATTGTATTATACAATACTTCATCATCTAAATTACAAATACACCATAATAAAAGAGTTGTACCATTTGAGGTTTTTTCATTTATATTATGTAAATTTATATTTCGGTTAATAAAATTACTAATATGTTCATAATCTTTTATTTTTAGATTAGTAAGTTGTGATATAATTGTATCGGATTGATTATTTCCCATCCTTATTGTAATTAAAAAATATTATAGAAGGCAATCGGAATTCAATTTTTTTTTGTTAAAATTACACATAAAATATTTTATTATAATATATCTCTTTCTAGACACAAATTCATAAATAAAGAATTTTTATAAAATAATTATATTTTACATTTTTAATAAAATTATTTTTTTTACAATAAATATATTGTGTTGTATCTGGTAATTCTGGTAATATTGTCAATTGATTATTTTCACAACTAAGACTTTTAAATCGATTAAATAGAGTAGGAATTTTGGGTAATGAAGTCAATTGATTCCAACTACAATTAAACCTTTTTAGGAAATATGGAAGTTTGTGTATTTTCTTCAATTTATTTGAATAACAAATAAATTCTTCACAACTATATATTTCTGAAATTGATGTAATTTGATTATGAGAACAATCAAAATAAGTCATCGAACAGTTAAATTTTGGTAATGAAGTTAACAAATTATTACGACATATCAGATACCGTAAATATCTTGGAGGTTGTGGAAAGTTGATTAATTGATTATGTTCGCAATTAATGGCACTAATAGATAGTGGTAATTTAGGTAATACTGTTAATTGATTATAAGAACAATCAAGAGATTCAAGTGAATCGGGAAGTGTTGGTAATACAGTTAATTGATTATTCTTACAACGGAGTGTTTGGAGTTTTTTTGGAAGCCTTGGTAATACAGTTAATTTACAACCATCACATCGTAAAGAACACACGTTATCATAATCATAAATTTTATCAAATGAAGAAAATCTTTCAGGAAAATCATCATTTTTATAATAATATTCAACCAAAATATACATTTCTATCTATTGTAATAAAATAATTAAAAATAAAAATAATTAAAACAAATCAATTTTTAGTAATAATTTTCTTTTCAGAATGACCAAAAAATTATTTTATTTAAATATTTATATGTTTTTATAAATTTATTATTATTACAATAAAGTCCTTCAAGTGAATCAGGAAGTTCTGGTAATACACTTAATTGATTATTATAACAATATAGTATTTGAAGTGAATTAGGAAGTTTAGGCAATACTGTTAATTGATTACCATTACACAAAAGTTCTTGAAGTGAATTAGGAAGTTCTGGTAATACACTTAATTGATTACCATCACAAACAAGTTCTTTAAGTGAATTGGGAAGGTTCGGTAATGAAGTTAATTGATTATTTTCACATGAAAAATATTCAAGTGAATTAGGAAGTTCAGGTAATACACTTAATTGATTATTACGACAATTAAGTT